ATAGGACTTTATTATGAATGTAATTACAAATCCAATAAGTAATGTTCCCGTGAACCCAAAATCGCATGTACATGGTTGGACACAAACATGGGCTGCACAACTTGGTGCTTCTATTAACCATAAATGTACACCACATATAATGCAAGCCGATACTGTTTATATTGATCATGGTGCTAACTTTGGTGGAACACTAAATTTATTTGGCGGTGCAACCAAAGAAGTATTTGACCGAATTAATATTGTAGCGGCATGTAAAGATATTATCTCACTCGATTGGGATATGCCTGACTATGGTGCAATGCTTAAGAAACGTATTGGTGCAAAAACCACATACGAAGGTATCACCGAGGAATGGTGTGATATGCTTTCATCAAGATTAAAGTCAGTACCTTCGCTTAAGCAAGCCGATTTAGAATTAAACTCTATAACTCTTGGTGATTCTCATACTATAGCATTTAGTGGTAATGGTCATAAAGTCTTTCGTAATGATGGTAAAACATTATTCGGTGCACTTAAAACTGGCCTAGTAGATATGTTGCGTGATTGTACACCTACTGATACCGTTCATTTATCTTTTGGTTCTATTGATATTAGACATCACATTTTAAGACATGATAACTTTAATCTTGATTCAACTATTGCTGAGTATGTTAATCAAGGAAAGGCCATCGAAGATAAGTTTGGTTGTAAAGTTAAATATGCCTTTCCAGTACCAGTTGAATTTGAAGGTAGACGCATACCTAAGTCCGGATTCTTTAAAGGAACACCTTTCTATGGGTCATGGCAGGAAAGATACGATCTCACCGAGCACTTTAAAGAATTGCTATATAGTCATTCAGACGGATCAGTAATTGCACCACCACCGGAATGGTACACAATGGATTCCGAGAAATACGCAAAAACATTCATGGAGCACGGATCATCATTCCATATTGCTCCACCATTTTATTATAGAAACGATTGGGGACAAACATGTTTAATGTAACAACAGATACTAGTAATAAAGACTTAATTATGAATATGAGTCGCCATGAAGGTAGAGAACACTACCTAGATATGTGGGGATCATTTAAATCAAGGTTTGGTTCACCAATAGTTCAGGAATATGGAGACAAATATATCCTTCGCGCTGACCTAGCACCAGGTGGACTTAAAGCTTTTGGTGGTGAACGTGTTATTGCTGAATCAAAATCCGATACATTAGTATATTGTGCCCCGCGTCAGGGACATGCTCCTGATGCTATTGCTATGATTGCAAAAGAGTATAACAAGAAGTGTGTGTTCTTTATGCCATCTTCAAATCGTGTATCAGACCACCAAGGTGCACTATTTGCATATGACCATTGCGATATGCGTTTCTTTAAGATTGCGGCTATGCCAGTACTTAACAGTTATGCTAAGAAGTGGGCAATGAAAAATGATGCTCAGTACTTAGCCTTTGGCTTTGCGGGTGTTGAGACTGTAACGGCTGGTCTTGTTAATATGTGTCGTAATATTACTAACGATCTAGGTAAAGATCCAACCGAGATCTATTGCGCTGTTTCTACTGGTACTATGATTCGTGCACTCCAAATCGGATGGCCAGATGCTACTCCAAAAGGTGTCGCAGTAGCACGTAATATCCATAAAGGTGAAAAAGGTGAAGCCGATGTTATTACAGCTAATATGCCGTTCTTAAAGAAGACCGACGCTGCGGATAGAATGCCTTGTCCTACTACTGGTGCTTATGATGCTAAAGCATGGGATCGATTCATCACTGAAGGTAAGCCTGGTTCAATCTTTATTAATGTTGGTGCGGATGAACATATTAACCGTAACCTGTCTAAAGTAGATGTAGATTCAATTAACTCAGCTCGTACGTGGAATGATCTAAGTGATTTAGATGCTTGTCACTCATTAAAAGAAGGATATGGAACACACATACTATGATTACTACTAATATACCAGATTATACTGAATTATTACATGAGCATTTTGATAATATCGTTGAGTTTCTTCAAAGCCCGGAAGTATTAAAGCTTTACCCAAAACCTAAAAAGGTTAATGATACCGACTGGGCTGATATCGAGAGACAAGTAATAGAGAATCATGGTCCTGTCCATCCATTATATGGTAAATGTTTTTATGGTGCAAAGTTTGCTTTATATTTCGGTGGTGGCCGAGATTGGTTTGATTTAAAACTTATTAAACCATTCGAATTCTGTAGCTCAGGCTTTAAGACTACCCATTGGTTTATTAAAGATAAAACCGGAAAGATCATTGACCCTACCGCTGGTCAATTCTGTTATGAAGGATACGAATACAATAAAGATCAACATATGATTGATCGCTGGAATAATGCTAAAAATGGTGACTTTGGATTTAAGTATTTCCATAGTCATAAGCACCTAAAGTTTGATCAAGTAGTACCTAGTAAGTTCGTCATAGAATTAGGTAAGCTATATAAAGAAATGAATGGTGGAATTGAATGTGGTTTTGACTATTGGATAGAAACCATAGATAACCTTAAAAATGAGAGATTAGTATGACCGCAATAGCAGCTACAAAATATTATGATGAGTTTCTTCGCTATTATGAAATGGCAAAAGATCAACAAAGTAAAACTAATTTAGGATGGAAAGATCCATTAACCTCAACTGTAGATCCTCTTATGAACAACGTGTATCTTTATGATGTAGTAGAAAGAGGGTTTGCCGGGTTCAGCCAAATTATCCATGATTGTTTTTATGGATCATCCGAAGCACATCCATATCATGAGAAAATGAAACACTCTCCAGTATGGAAAGAACGTAATACTATTATTCAACGTTGGGATTCTCAGCGTAAAAGATATGACTTAGCGGAATGGTTATATATTTTTATGGTTCACCGAATTACTGGTTCGGCTATTAACTATGCTACGATTCCATCAGGCTACCATAATAGTATCTTATTTGATTTATGGCAGGGTGATACTATTGAAGAAATGGCAGAGATCATAAGAACATATGAGAAACCTATGTTTACTTCGGTTGGATACCAAATCGCAGCATTTCCTAAGCTTCCGGAAGATATGAAAGCTAAATACGGTAAGCCTGGAAAATATTGGATGTGCGAAATCTTACCTACAATGATTCGTAAGTTTGCTTCTTTTATTGAAGGTAAACAATACACATTCCGTGAAATGATGGGTTGGTTTGAAGAATATAGTAAACAAATTGGTAACCGTGTATATTGGTTCCATTATGCTGCGTTTTTAGCTGATATAGCAGATTGGTTTCCTGATATGGTACATCGTGAGTCTATGTTCTTTTATGGTTCAAATGCTACAGAATGTATATCATATTTGGCGGATAAACCACGAGGTATGAATCAACAAGATTTTCTTGATTCGGTTATGACACAAGCCGAAAAGGATACTGGTGGATTAGCATATAACCTAGAAGATGTGGCATGTGACTTTATTCGTTGGGTTGAGAACTATGTTCAGCCTACTAGACACTACGCCCATGTTGATTTGGATAGTGTGTGGTCTACATCTAATATCAAGGATCATCCAAAGGGTAGGCAAGAAGCTATGTTACGTCTTGGTCTGATAGAGTCTTTTCATGATTATGGAAAACATCCTTCTGATTTCTGGGTTCTAGAACAGAATAATCTATCAGTAGCTGAATATAAGAAGCTTGTAAAAACAATTGATTGGTCAGAGAAATTTGAGCCTAAACCGGTTAATAGCGGAATACTATTAGATCAGTTTATGGTATAATAAAGTTACAAAAAAACCCAGGGCTCTGACACTGTCGCAAGGACAGGAGAAGACCACCTGGGCTTAGATATACCTATTACTTACCAGTCAACTTGTCTAGAGCTTTTTTAACAGCTCCTTTCTTAGCTTTTGGCTTTGCCTTAGGTTTTGCTTTAGGCTTAGGCTGTGCTTTTGGCTTATCTTTGTTTAGATACTCATCAATATCTTCTTGAGATAATTTGCGAGCTACTAATAACTCACCCTTTGGGCTAACCCAACCTTTTAAAGTTGGGATAGCATCTTTAGCATAGTTTGGTGCTTGAATCATAATAACCTCTTAGTTTTTTGGAGCTTGTTTAGTTACTTTACCAG